CGGTGCTGTCCGGAGTCGTCAGCGATGGCCCGGGATTCTTCCTAAACCGCGTGCCGGGAGTTCGAGTCTCCCCGGGCCCACCATTCAACTTCCTCTCCGCAAGGGACTTCCGGGGCCGCTCTCCGCGGTCGACGAGCGCCAAAGGGAGCAGGAGTTCACGGCGCGAGTTCACGGCCCATCGCCGGAGGGGCTCATGAGGGGCCGCCTCCCGTCGCCTGTCGAGCCGCGTTTTAGCGGGAACGTGCTCCGTCGCGGGCGAGGCGGGTGCTGGATCTGGACCGGCACCACGATCAGCGGACGCGGCTATGGTCAGATCAAGGTGAACGGCAGGGGCGTAGGGGCTCACCGAGTCGCCTATGAGCTGGCGCACGGTCCGATTCTGCCGGGGCTGTTCGTCTGCCATTCCTGCGATAACCCGCCGTGCGTCAACCCGGCGCACCTGTTTCTCGGGACACCGGCCGACAACATCCGCGACGCGGTGACGAAGGGCCGCACGGCCAGCCAAAAAAAAACCGCCTGCCCACGAGGGCACCCGTATGCGGGGGAGAACCTCGCGCGGTCACGTCGAGGAGGACGCCTCTGCCGGGCCTGCCGGAGGGCACGCTCTCCTCGCCGCCATCCTTCAGGAGTTTCCGCATGACTGACGAGACCGTTTCCGTTCAAGAGCCTTCGGTCACGCTGCGCCTCGCCGGCGTCTTCCCGCATCAGAAGGAGTTCCTCTCCTCGACGAAGCGCTACGCGATCGTCGCCGCGGGGACGAAGAGCGGGAAAACCGCCGCGGGCGCCATGTTCGCCGTCCGGGAGCTGATGAACACCCCCGGCTGTCGCGGGGAGTGGATCGCGCCGACCTACGGCCAGTCGGTCGACATCGGGATGGCGATGGTCCTTCAGCTCATCCCGCCAGAGCTGCGAACCGTCCGGCTCTCCGGCGTCCCGCGGGTCGAGCTCACGAACGGTTCGACGATCGAGTTCCGCTCGGCCGACACGCCGGACAACCTGTACGGGTCGAGCTTCAATTCCGTCGTCGTCGACGAGGCGGGCCGGATCGTCGAGGACGCCTGGAACGCGATTCGGAGCACGGTCACGGCGACGGGCGGGCGCGTCCGGATGCTCTCGAACCCCTGCGCGCGGAGCGGCTGGTTCTACTCGCTCTACCTTCGAGGCCTGGCCGAGGACTCCGACGTCGAGTCGTTCCGCTGGCGGACGGACATGAACCCGCTGATCCCCGCGAGTGAGATCGAGGACGCGCAGCGGAACCTCTCCGAGGCGACCTTCAGGTCGCTCTACTGCGGCGAATTTCTGGACGTCGGCTCGTCGATCTTCCGGAACATCCGGGCCGCGGCGTCGGGCGCTCTCGGGCCTCCGGAGCCGGGCCGGGAATACGTCGCGGGCGTCGACCTCGCGCGAACGGTCGACTGGACGGTCATGACCGTGATCGACGTCGCGAGCCGTGACGTCGTCGAGTGGGCCCGCTGGCATCAGACCGGCTGGGAGATGTCCGTCGGCCGCATCTTCGAGATCGCGAAGAGGTACAACGGCTGCCTCGTTCACGTCGACTCGACGGGCCTCGGCGACGTGGCGGTCGAGATGCTCGAGCGGGCCGGCGTCCGGGTGAAGGGCTACAAGTTCACGAACACGTCGAAGGCGCAGCTTGTCGAGCACCTGGCGGCGCTCATTGAAAAAGGCCTCCTGAAGTTCCCGCCGATCGACGTCTTGATCGGCGAGCTCGAGGGCTTCGAGGGCACGACTGGCCCGAGCGGCGTCGTGAAGTACGGCGCGGGGGCGGGGATGCACGACGACGCCGTGATCTCGCTCGGCCTCGCGGCGCTCGACCTTGAAATCGGCGAGTCGCGGAAGTGGCACGGCGCCGAGTTTGTCGCGTTCAAGCGGCAGCCGCGCGAGGAGTTTTTCACGCCGCGGCTCTGGCACCCACGGCGGATCTTTTGATGAGCGCCCCGAAAAAGCTCGTCCCGTCCCCGCAAGGCCACGGGTTTCTCCACCGCGACGGCCGCCGCCCCGGGTCGAAGTCGGCGATTTCCCGGGCCTTCGAAGAATTCAGTCAGGCGGTGCTCGAAGATCCTATGGTGCAGCGGGCGATCAGGCAGCGGCTCATGGACGAGCTCGCCGGCCGGAAGTGGAAGCCGATGCCGTGCCTGACCGTCCTTGCGGCAGCGGCGGTGCGCCAGAAGCCGCCGATGCAGGGCGCGGACAGCGCCAGGGCGATCGTGTTCCTGGCGGAGATCATCAGCGGGCGCGGCGTGGTTCGACGCGTGGAGCTCGGCCAGGAGCCGGAGACGGGCCTCCTCGCGGCGGCCCCGGCCGAGGCGACCTCGGCCGAGCCATCTGCGGAGACGGCCGCCGCAGCGCTTGTGGTCGAGATCGTGAAGGACTAGCTTCCGGTCGGCGGCGGAACGTCGTGGGGTTGCTCCCACGACGGCCGGGAAACCCTATCCCGGTTCGCCGCCCTTCTTCCGGTAGGGGCGCACGAAGGGGGTGCAGGATGGCGAGAGGAAGACCGAAAAGCACACCGGAGACGAGGACCGCGGCCGCCGAGGACCGAGAGCTGCACCGGCTCGCCGCGCGACTTTGCGAAGACCAGAGAGACCCCGTTCGCATCCTCGCTGCCGCGCTCGCGAAGGACCACGCGGCCCTGATCACGGAAATTCACACGCACCGTGTCTACGCCTCCGGCACCGCCACGGTTCGCCCACGGCCACGGCGGCGGGGGAGGCGGCAGGAGCCGCATGAAGAGGCGCTCGCGGAATACGGGCGTCTTCGGCGCGAAAAGCAGATGTCGGCGAAAGATGCGGAGCTCGCGATCGCGACGCGATTCGGGGCCCTGGCAGACGCAAGCTCCCAAGCACGCGCACACAACTACCTGAGGGCTTTGCGCAAGCGTCGCGACCGCCGCACGACCCCGAAATAGCCCTCCCTTAAATACCAATTTCAGATGCCCCAAATCGGGCTCTTGCGAGAGCCCGAGGCGGGGGACATGTTGGCCTGTGTCCGACGAGAGCGGACGCAGGAGGATCAACATGGAGAGCGCGGGTCCCACCAAAGCGGAGGCGGCATCGTCCCTCCGCTGCTCCGAGAAAAAGGTCGAGCGGCTAATCAGTAGCGGCGCCCTCGACGCGCAGAGGATCGGTCGCCGCGTCTTCGTCACGCGCGAGAGTCTCGGACGCCTCCTCGAGCCGAGCGCCGGCCCGAAGAAAGCCGCGCGATGAAACGCCGCCCCGCAACGGCCGGAGAAAACGCGAGCCCGCAACCGAGCGACCCTTTCAACGCCGGCGTCCAGGCGGGTTTGCGGACGGCGGCGGAACTCCTGATCGAACTCGCGGGAAGGGTCCAGAAGCCCGCGCCGGAACGGCCTGGCCCTCGAGGCGGCGCGGTGAGGCGCGGCGCCGTCGCGCTCCTCGTCGCGATCCTCGGGGTGGGCGCATCGCTCCCGGCGAGCGCCGACACAACCGTGACGCATCTCCTCGCGGCGGTCACGTCGCCCGGGGCGTCGTCGGCGGTCACGACCGCGAACGAGACGGGCGGGGAGCAATACCTCTTCGCCTTCCGCGCCACGGGCAACGGCGAGGCGAAGATGCAGGTCTCCCTCGACAACGGCGTGAGCTGGGTCGACCTGCACCGTTTCTACGGCCGGTCGGAGTTCTGGCGCTATCCGGTCTGCGGCGGCTGCCGCTTTCGCGCCTTCGCCGTGACCGCATCGGCCACATCGACCGTCACCGTCGACGCCGCAGTTGCCGGCGCGGCATCGCTCATCACCCCGTAACGAAAGGAGAAAGTCATGCCGAGATTTTATGGTCCCACGGTTTCCAGTGACTCCGTCGAGGCCGAACGTCGGCGCCGCGTCAACGTCGCGATGGCCGACCTGAGCCGGCACCCGAACGATCACGTCTCGGGGCGCATCAAGGGCGCCGATCCCGAGTCCGCTGCGCTTCACGAGCGGGTGATCGGCTACATCCGGAAGGTCGAAGCCCGCGGTCGGAAGATTTCGTATAGGGCGGCGCTCGAAACGATCACGAGAAAGCGCGGGGTGTGCGGGTGAGCGGCGTCGTCGCGAAGGTGAAGAGCTTCTTCTCGCCGCAGGCCGCGACCGTCGCGAACCTCGAGGAGGCCGAGCGCGAGGCGAAGGTCCGCGTCGACGAGACGGCGGTCAGGTCCGCCGAGGCGCAGCGCGCGCTCGCGGCCGGCGAGGTCGGGGCCGGCGCCGGGCTGAAGGCGATCGGCGCCGCACGCGACGCGCACAGCCGCGCGCTCGCCGACCTGGAGGCAGCCGAGCAGGCCGTCGCGGACGCGATCGTCCTCCGCGACGAGGCGGAGAAGGCGCGGGCGGAGGCGGTCGAGGTCAAGCGCCAGGCCGCCGTCCTCGCCGAGGCGGAGAAGCTCGACACGCTCTTTCGAAAGAAATTCGCCGAGGCGATCGGGCTCGCCTCCGAGCTGGTGACGGTGGCGAACAGGATCACGTCCTGGCGCTCGTCCCGCTTCGACACCGCGACGATCATGCAGGAGGAATTTCAACGGGCCTCCGCCGGAGCGCTCAGGGTTCACGAGATCCAGCTCCCCCTCGTCGCGATCCGGATCGCGGATCCACCGCCCGCCCTGGTCGCGACGATGGCCGAGCTGGACCGCGAACGGGCGCGTCGGCACGAGATTCTCCGCGCTCCCGCGCCGCGGGCGGAGCAACGGTCGCCGGTCGGCAGCGAAGCGCATCGGCGCGAGGCATCGTGAAGTTCTTCCTGGCCCGGAGGTGGGGCGACTCGCTCTCGTTTTGTCGGGGGCGGGGGCAGTGGCGCCGCACCATTCACCTCCGGGCCGGGATCTCTTCTCCGCGTCCCCTTCATCCCCTCCGCGCGCGCGAGCTGCACCAGGCTCGACAATTAAACTCGCATCGTGCGAGGTTCCTTCATCCCCCTCGCGCGCGCGAGCTGCGCCGTTCGCCCAGCTTTTTCTCCCGAGCCGTTGTGTGAGGTCTAACCGTGGCTGACGATTCCCTCTCGATTTCTTTCAAGCTGGATTCCTCGGAGGCCGTGGCTGGCGCTGCGGCTTTCGAGAAGGAGCTGAACGACGTCGTCGCGGCGGCGAAAAAGCTCGGCGAGGTCGGCGACTCGCCGCGCGCGCTGATCCGTGCGAGCGCCGAGGCAACCCTCGCGGCCGAACAGCTCCGCGCCAAGATGCAGGCGGTCGGACAGCCGATCCCGTCTGGTCTTCAGGCGTCCCTCGCCGCGCTCGATACAAGGGCCGCCTCGGCAGCCAAGCGCGCCGGCGACCTAAAGGAAGCGCTCGACAACACCCGGAAAGCTGGGGCAGCCGCTTCGCAGGGCGCGGAGGCGATGACCGGCTCATTCGGCTCGCTCGAATCCGTCTTCCAACAGATGAAGGCGAGCGGAAGCGATGTCTCGAAGTCCTTCGCAGACATTGGGCTGAAAGGCGTCGGCGTCTTTGCGGCCTTTTCCGCCGGCTATCAGGTCGGGAAGCAACTCATTTCCGTTTTCAAGGAGATGGGCGTCGACCTCGAGAACATAACGATCAAGACAGAGCGGCTCGTCGCGATCCGCGACAGGGAAGGGAAGGCCACGAGGGAAGTCGTCGACGTTTACGACGACTATGGCAACAAACTGAACGAGGAGATCGGTCTCCTCGACCCGCTGCCAGGGAAGGTGAACGCGGTCATTAAGGCGCACCAAGCGGCGGCCGCGGTCATCAAGACGACGGCCGGGGAGCTCAAGGGACTCGGCTTCGAATGGAAGTCGGCGAGTGGTGAGGCAGAGAAACTTTCGAAGGCGACGGCCCTCCTGACGACCGCCCTCGCGGAGTCCGAGAAGAAGGGGGAGGACCTGGCGGCAACGGCGGCGACGAACGCCAGCGCACTCCTGAAACTCCGGGACGAGTACGAAAAACAAGGCGTCGCGCTGACGACGCTCGACCCGAAACTCCAGACCGCGATCGACCTTGCGCAACGGATGAAGGACGTCCAGGAGAGCAACGCCGCGGCGGCGAAGCAGCTCCGAGAGTCGTATGGTGAGCTCGCGCCGGTCCTCGACGACGTGGCGGGGAAAACGGAATCCCTCGCGGAGGCGCAAGAGCGCGAAGCCGCGGCGATGGACGCGCTGAATAAGCAATTCGACCGCATCGAGGCGAGCCAATGGGCCGAGAAGGCGGCGCTATACGGGGAGGCGAACGACCGCCTGGCCGACTCGTTCCACAAGGCGAAGGACGCGGCGCAGGAATGCGGCGACGCCTTCGGCCGCGTCGGGCAGGGGCTCACGGCCATGAACGGCCAGCTCGACATGGCGCAGCTCGGGCTCCAGGGCGTCGCGTGGGAAATGCGGAAGGCGACGCCGGAGGCGCACAACCTGACCGAAGCTGACAACGCGCTTATCGAGTCGCTCGCCAAGCTGTCCGACTCTGGCGGCGCGTCGTCGCTCTGGCTCGGACACCTTCTAGCCCAATTCGAAGCCGGGACGATCACGCTCGACGAGTTCCAGAAGAAGGCGAACGACCTGCTGATGGGCCTGCAACGGATCAACAATTCTGGGTTCCTCGGGAACTTGGCTGGAGAGTTAAACGCCTTGAACTCGCTCATCGCGGATTTTAAAAGGGGGGCGGGAACCGGCTGGCCCGGCAAACCATGAGCGACGTGAACACCCACTTCTGGCAGAAGGTGGACAAGTTCGGGGCCTGTTGGCTGTGGACCGGCAGGCAGACCCGGCTCGGGTACGGCGTGGCCCGGCACGCTGGCCGCCCGGTGTACGCCCACAGGTTTGCCTACGAGGTCGTCGTGGGGGAAATCCCCGATGGCCTCGAACTTGACCACCTGTGCAGGGTGCCCGGCTGCGTTCGACCGGACCACCTCGAAGCTGTGCCCCACAGAGTGAACATCTTGCGCGGCATAGCCCCCAGCGCCATCAACGCTCGAAAGGCGACGTGCGTTCACGGTCACCCGTTCGATGAAGCAAACACCATCGTCCGGCCCGACGGCGGGCGGGCCTGCCGGACCTGCGAGCTAGAGCGCAATAGGTCCGAGCGGGAGCGGGCTCGGTCCCGCGCTTACGGTGCGGCCCATCGCACCGAGCTAAATGCCCGAGCCCGGGCGCGCCGTGCCGCCAACGGAGACAAGGTGAGAGCAATCGAGGCCGCGTACCGCGAACGACACAAGGACGAGGTACGGGTGAAGGGCCGCGCAAAGGCGGCTCGGCGACGGGCGCTGCACCGCGACAAGATCAACGCGCAGCAGCGGGCTTACCGCGCGGCCCATCGGGACGAACTAAACGCGCGTCGCCGCACGTCGAAGCCGTGAACGGAAAGGACAAGAACATGGACGAAACCAAAAAGCCCGCCGACGTTCCCGCATCAGAGAAGGTGGCACTCGCGAAGATCATCCTCGACGCCTACGAGGCTGCGCTCCCGGCCATCCTCGCCGTGGCTCAGGCGGCGAGCGAGGAGGCCGTCGCGCGGGCGCAGCAAGCCGGCATCATGACCGCCCTCCGGGACGGCGCGGCCGAGCGACTCGCCGCGGCCGCGCTCGAAGCCGATGCCGAAGCGGGAGCGGCGCCGTCGTGACGTAGTTACTCCCCGGCCCGGAGGGTGGCGACCGCCGAGTTGACGCGGCGCGGCGCCGCGCGGTCCCTCCGAGGCCGGGATTTTTCTCCAGGAAACGAAAGCGCCGGCGGGCGGCCGGCGCGAGGGAAAGGGCAGAACATGGAAACCGTAGACTCTCCCGAAGAGAAAAGCAAGGCCCCGACGCCTCCGGATCCCTCCGGCGGCACGGTCCTTCCGTTCACGCGCTTCGGTGCGGCACGTCGCGCGCGGCTCGAGGCTGTGCTCATGGAGATCATCGCGAAGAAGCCCGGCTATTGGGAGAGCCGCTTCGCTGCGTCCGCGCTCCTCCGGCTACCGCTCCGGCTCCGGCTCGTCGACCAGGGGCAGGCCAGCGGGGGCGCAGCGTGACGGCGCAAGACTCGTGGGTTCAGGGGCCCTTCGCCCGACTGGCATCGATCTCCGATGCGACCGCCTCTAAACGCTTCAACGCTTCCTTCTGGCGAATCTCTGCGACCTCGGTAATCACCTTTGGAAACCACTTCACTGGCGCTGGTAGGGCCGCGCTCAACAGCATTGGAACGATTAAAGCGGCGAGGAATCCAAGGAACGCGCCGACGAGACCGACCGAACCCGGCGCATATTGTTGTTCCAAAGTTCCGCGCCGGGATGGAATGACGTGGAACACGAAGAAGCCGATCAGCCCGGCAACGGCGAACACTGCATACATCCACTTTCGATTGCGTTCGCGCATCCCGACGTTGTGGGAATACTTTAGGTCTTCAAGCGTGTTCTTGAATTTCGTCGGCTCCCACACGGTGCTCGGCCGGCCGTGTTGGTCTTCGCCGACGTCGCGTTCGTCTGCCTCGACGATGGCATCGGGATCCATCGGTAACGCGACAATGAAGAAGGCACCCCACAGCGCATTGACTGGATACACGACGACCCCAAGACAAAGGGCGAAGCCGATCACGTGGGTGGGCTTATTCAGCGACATCATGCGACTCCCTGGCCGTTTCGAACACCTGCCGTCCAACGATATCTCGCTTCACGGCGACGAGCTGCAGCGGGTTGTGGCCGTCCTGCGGGAGCTGGTGCCGGAGGAGACGGGGTCGTGAGCGGGATGCTGGCCGAGTCTGAGGAGCGACTCCTCTCACATCCCGACACCGGGAAGGGGAAGCTCCAGCGCATCGCGCTCCTCTACCTCCGCGAGAAGAAGGCGAAGGGAGAGATTCCGACCTCCGTTCGCTTCCTCTTCTACGAGCTGGAGCAGCGGGGGATCGTCTCGAAGAAAACCGGGGCGTCGGCGAAGCCGCGACTCAACCGGCACGGGAACGAGATGAAGAAGCGCCCGCCCGCGCAGAACCTCGGCGAGGCCGTCATGCACCTGCGAAAGGTCGGGCTGATCCCGTGGAACTGGATTGAGGACGAGACGCGGGCCCTGTTCGCCTGGCGGTCTGCCGCGAGCGTCGCCGATTTCGTCGTCGAGGTCGTCCCTGTCGCGCGCCTCGACCCGTGGGCCGGCACCTCGAGGCCGGTCATTATCTGCGAGTCCCGCTCGATGGGAGGAATCCTCCGAGACGGCGTCGCGGGAAGGTACCTCGTCACCGTCGCCCCGACGAGCGGCCAGTGCGGCGGCTTCCTCGTGACCGACGTCGCTCCGCATCTTCGGGACGACGACACTCGCGTCCTGTACCTCGGAGATTTCGATCTCGCCGGGGGGCAGATCGAGGCGAACACCCGGGACGTTCTAGAACGGCACACCGGGCGCACCTTCGACGGCGAGACGTGGGAGCGCGTCGCCCTGACAGCGGAACAGGTCGAGGGGCTTCGCCTCCGCGGTGTCGAGCCGATCCTGAAGAAGGACGATCGCTACATCGACCAGCACCCGCACGAAGCCTTCGAGTGCGAGGCGCTCGGGCAGGGGCCGATTGTGGCCGCGCTACGCGATCGGCTGGACGAGCTCCTCCCCGAACCGATCGAGGACGTTCTGGAACGCGAGGCCGAAGAGAAACAGAAGGTCCGCAGGGTCCTGGCGCGATCGTTCGGGAGGCGGTCGTGAAGACTCTCCTCGACGCCCTCTTCCCGCCCGGCTTCAGCTACCCGGCCGATGCCGCGCCGGTGCTCTTCTCCCTGCCGGGGAAGACGGTGCTTCCGTTCGCCCTCGAGAACCGTGAGGGACTCGCCCGGGCGGTTGAAGCGCTCGTCGCGCGGAGAGAGGACGTCTACCTTCACGTCGCGATGCACGACGCCTCGCGCTTCGCTCCCCGAGGCCGCGGGTCGAACGAGTCCGCCGTCGCCCTGACGGCGCTCTTCGACGACGTCGACATGCTGATTCCGGGACACCGGCACAAGGGCGCGAAGCTCCCGACGACTCTCGAGGAGGCGCGGGCCTTCCTCGACCTCCTCCCCTGGCGGCCGTCGCTCGTCGTCCATTCCGGATTCGGGCTTCAGCCGTATTGGCTCTTCCGCGAGCCGCTGCTCCTCGACGACGCCGGGGACCGGGCCCTCGCCGAGATGCTCCTAGCGCGGTACAGGCAGCACCGGGATGTGCTCGCCGCCTTGCGCGGATGGACGTTCGACGCCGTTCACGACCTGGCGCGCGTCCTTCGTCTTCCCGGGACGCGGAACTTCAAGAATCCCGACGCCGTCAAGAACGTGACGATCCTCGAGGAGACCGGGATCCGGTACAACCCGAGCGAGCTCCTCGACGAGCTGCCGCCTCTCGACGTCCGCCCTCCCGTCTCCTCGGGCGCGACGGCGCTCTCCGGCGACGAGAAGGCGAGGCAGGCCCGCGGCCTCGTCACAGCGGCGTGCCGGCGAGCCTCCGAGCAAGGCCGGAACCCGTCGGGTCTGTGGCTCGGCTGCCAGCTCCGCGACAGCGGCCTCACCTTCGAGGAGACCCTGGAGGCCGGCGCTCCCTACGTGGCCTTCGTCGACCGGACCTGGCCGGACCGGGACTACGGCCGTCTACAGGAGTTCGCCGAGTCCGTCCGCCAGGCCTTCCGGCGTCCGCCCCGCGGGACGCTGCCGACGCTCGCGGACATGCTCTCGGTCGAGCTCGTTCGCGATGCGCGGGAGAAGACGTGCCGACGGCTCGCCCGGGAGCTCTACTTCCGCCGCGTCGACGACGAGCTGACGACGGCGCTAGTTTGCCTGGCGAATGAGACGAAGTGTCGGCCGGCCCTCACTGCCGACGAGCTCGCGCGAATTCTCGACGAGGAACAGACCGGGGTCGCCAGCCGGCGGGCAGGGAGGGCGTCGTGAGCTCTGTGGCCGATGTCCGGAACAAGAGAGCAGCCGCGAGGGCGGACGGTACGCCTGAGGAAGGCGCCCGCGAGTTCCTCGGCGCGTATCGGGTGCCGCAGATCCTCGCCCGCTCCCACGCCGCCGGGCCTCGGTACTCGACCGGCATCAGCAAGCTCGACGAGGTGCTGCGCAAGGAGCTCGACGGTAACAACCCGGCCCGGCTCGGAACCCCGCTCGGCCGAATCCTCAGCTTCATCGCGCCGCCCCACGTCGGGAAAAGCGTCGCCGTCGACCAGTGTGCCTTCTCGTTCGCGAAGCAAGGTCTCCGCGTCGTGATCCTCGTGCAGGACGAACCGCGAGAAGACGCCGCCGAACGAATCGGACAGCAGGCCGGCTTCCGACACGCCGAATTGAACGCCGACTATCCCGACACTCTCGCTCGGGTTGCCGCGGCGGTCGAGCTGCTCGACATCTCGATCCTCCCCGATGACGACGAGGAGGAGAACGGCCGCGTGACGATCGAGGACGCCTCGAGGTTCCTCCTCAGCGTGCCAAACCCGAAGGGCTACGTCCTCGTCGTCGACTCCCTGCACCGGGCGGTATCGGAAAAGGAAAAGGACGACGATCCGCCCCGCGTCCAGGTGCGCCAGCGTATGGAGGCCTGCCGCTCCCTCCGGAAGAGGGGCGTCCTCGTGCTCCTCACCGTGGAGGCGAACAGGTCGTTCTACGTCTCCAAGGATCCCGCCGCCAGGACCTCCGCGATGGGCGCAGGCGCCGAGTCCAGGGACATCGAGTACGCCTCCGACGTGCAGCTCGTCCTGACGCGCGAGGACTCGACCGGAATCGTCACCGTCGAGCACCCGAAAAACCGGATCGGCCGAAAGACGGTCGGCAGCTTCTCCCTCCGGCTGAATCAGGGCCCGGCGCAGTTCACGCCCGTCTCCGACGAGGCGGCGAAAGCCGAAGTAGACGGCCGGCGGGCTGAGGCGCTCTTCGCCGTCGGCGATCTCATCCTCGACTGGCTTCAGGAAGAGGCGCCAGAAAACGGTGCCTCGATGGATCGGATCCAGCGCCAGAGCGGCGTCCGCCCGCGAGCCGACCTCCGGGCCGCCCTGAAGATGGCCGTCCAAGATGCCCGAATCGAGAAGTTCCCCGCGCCCGGCAGCAAGGGCGGAGGCGGCTCTTGGTACCGCCCGGCAAGGCCGAAATGAATGGTTCGCCGTGGTCCGCCAATGGTCCGCCGAAGGTTCGCCGGCAAACCAGCCGTGGCGGGCTGGTGTGGTCGGCCGCCGCGTACGTAAGGACGCGCGGCGCACCACGCGCACGTCACACCGATGGGCCAACCTCAGACGTGGTCCGCCGCCTGGCGAACCATGGGGGCGCAGAACCACGCGGCAAGAGAACCCGCTTCACTTCGCTCGCGCGTCCGGCCCTGTCCGGAAACCTACGGAGTAATGCCGGGCGAAATGTGTTTCGAAAAGTAACACCGCCGGTCCCGCGACGGCTACGGAGGCACCATGCCTGACCTCACGAACCACATCACCGCCCACCGCCTCGCCCTCCGGCTGGGCGTGAAGACCGAAACCCTCGCCGCCTGGCGGAGGCGCGGAAGAGGACCGCGGAAGTGGTTCTACCTGTCGCCGACGCTCGTCGCCTACCCGCTCGAGGAAGTCGAGCGCTGGGAGGAGGAGCGCCAGAAGGCGAGGCCGAAGTTCAACCGGCCGCCGACGGCGCCTTCGGGCGGCTGGCCGAGGCGGGCCGAAGGCTCTAGATAAGTGTTGACTACTTATTGTGCCGGGGCCTATATTGAGTCCGGAGGCAAACGGCAAATGAAACCGAACAACACCGGACGCGTTACCAACGGAGCGGTCGGTAACACGAAAAAGGCCGCGAAAGTCGTCGTCGGATACGCCCGCGTCTCGACTCCCGGGCAGGCCGCGGAGGGCGTCTCGCTCGACGCGCAGGATGCCCGGATTCGGGCCTACGCGACGTCAGGCGGCCTCGAAGTCGCGAAGGTGTACGTCGATGCCGGGATCTCCGGCGCACGCGCCACGAACCGCCCAGCGCTTCAGGAAGCGCTATCCGACGTCTGCCGGCGCAAGGGCGTCCTCGTCGTCTACTCGCTCTCGCGCCTCGGCCGCTCGACGCGCGACGTCCTCGACATCGCGGCCCGGCTCGAGAAGGCCGGCGCGGACCTCGCCTCGCTCTCGGAGTCGATCGACACGACGACGGCCGCCGGGAAGATGGTCTTCCGGATGCTGGCCGTCCTGGCCGAGTTCGAGCGAGACCTCGTCTCCGAGCGGACCCGCGGCGCCCTGGCGCACCTTCGCGGGCAGGGGCGGCGGATCTCCGGAAGGATCCCCTTTGGCTTCGACCTCGAGGGCGACCGCCTGACCCCGAACGCCGGGGAGCAGAGCGTTCTGGAACGCATTCAGTCGCTTCACGCTGAGGGCCGGTCTCTCCGCGGCATCGCGGCCGAGCTCGAGCGGGAAGGCGTGAAGACGAAGAGCGGCGGCCCGACGTGGGCGCCGAAGGTTCTGTCCGCTGTCATTCGCCGTGAACAGATCGCGGCCTGAAAGGGGAAGACGATGAAAACGATGAAGACGAAGAAGGCGACCCTCCGTATCGTCCCGGTCCTCGAGCGGTTCTCCGAGGATCAACTCGTCACGCTCCGGCGGCTCCAGAAGGCGATGGAGGCGAAGACGCTGAACGTCGTCGTCTACCAGCTCGCGCAAGCCGGGCTCTGGGTGCTCGGCCTCGACCCGGTCGCGCGGGAGGCGTTCGACCGGCTCTCGACGCTGATCTACGGCGGCGCGAACGGCGGGACAGAGCCCGCGAACGAGATCGTCAACGTGGTCATCAACGGGCCGGCGGAAGCCGGGCAGCACTGGATCGGTCTTCAGCGGCGGGCCGAGTTCGGGGCCCGGGCGGCGGTGCGGTAGCGTGGCGCACGACGGAGGGCCGCCGGCGGTGACGGGAGGCACGTACACTTATCGCGTGGGACGTCGTCCTCTCGTCGACCCGCCGAAGCCCTTCGTCGTGCGGATCCCGCTCGGGCTACAGGGCCGGGTGCGGAGCCGGGCGAAGGCGGCGGGCGTGAAGATCAATGATCTCGTGGAGCGGGCGCTGGAGTTCTATCTGTCGCGGCCGCGGAAGGTGAAGCCGGTTGCGCGGGCGATGGAGCCGCGGAAGGGGAAGCGGGCGTGACTCCGGACCTCGCGGACGACCGCGCCCTTTACGCGGAGATGAAGGCGAAGCATCCCGAGATGACAACCGACGACTTCGCGAAGGTCCTCACGGGGAGTGTTGAGTCGGTGAAGAAAAGGGAAGCGCTTCACGAGGCCGGGCACGTCGTCATGGATTTCGCTCTCGGCCTCGAGGTGGAGTTCGTGAACCTCCCCGATCCGAGGAAGGGCGACTGGTCCGAACCGGTGACGCGGTTTAGGTGGCCCATCTTCGCTTCTCCGCCCCCGGAGTTCGGCGCGCTGTGTTCGGTAGCTGGGGCAGCGGCGGAGCGCGTGGGGTCGCACCGCAAGAAGGCGTCGCCCTCTCACACAGATCGGGCGCTCTTCGTCCGCATGATGGAAACCTCCTCCCGCGAAATCCGGGAGGGCTGGGTCTTGATGGCGGTGGACTTCTTCCGGGAGCCTCCGGCGGCGCGCTACCTTGAGAAGGTGTCCGGGTTTCTCTACTCGCGGTGGGGCGCGCGGACTTCGGGGGAGGCTGTGTGGGCGGCGTGCCCGAGGCCGAGGGACTTTGACCGGCTCGCGGGGAAGCTCTGGCGGCGGCTCCTGAAGGGGAACCGATGAAACACCTTCCCGGCTTCCGGTTCGACGGGAAGGCAGGGCGCGCGGCCTTCGAGGTCATCGTGCCGGGCCCCGTCAAGGCCTCGAGCGGGAAGCGCAGTTCCAGGCGTCGACGCGCAACGGTCGAAGCCGCGACGATGGCGGAGGCCCTGGAGAAGTGGAAGGCGTTCCGCGAGGAGGTGCTATCGGAGAGCAGGGAACCTCCTCCTCCACCGCTGACGTTTGCCCGCTACGTGGCCGAGCACGACCTGGCGGTGCTGCTCCCGTCGAAGCTGTCGCAGCGGTCGGAGAGGGAGTCGCTCCGGAATCACCTGCTCCCGTTCTTCGGTGCGGACGAACTGGAGCGGTTGAGCATCGCGCGGGTGCGGGACTTTGTCGGGGCGAAGCGGACGGAGGGCTATGCGGCCACGAGCATCAACCGTGCACTCGCCACGCTCCGGAAGTATCTGCTCGACGCGGTGGATCGCGGCGTGCTGGCCCGCTACCCGTTGACCCGTCGTCTTCCGCGGCTGAAGGAGGAACGCATCGAGCGCGAGCTGACGGAGCTCGAGCTGCGCCGTTTCCTTCACGCCTTCGAGGACGAGCGAGCCTTCCGCGTGTTGATGGCGAAGAGGGGAGACGTCGCGCGCGGAGAGCGCATTGAGCGGCGCCAGCAGGAGGGGCGGGCGATCGTGTCGCTCCACGGTGCGGGACGCCGGTCCGACGGTGCGGCGATGCGGTATCACTTCGAGCGCTTCCGTTCCTCGAAGCCGTTCTTCGTCGTCGCGGTCGAGACGGGCCTGGCCACGTGCGACCTGTTCGGGCTAAGGTGGGCGCACGTCGACCTGAAGGAAGGCCTCATCCGCGTCCCGCGGAAAAAGACGGGAGTGGAAGCGCTCATTCCCATCTCGCCGGCGTGTCGCGAGGCGCTCGAGGCGGTTTCTCCCGTGGGCCCCGCGGGAGCGGAGCCGGTCGAACCCGAGCCCACCGAGCTCGTCTTCAACGGTGGCGACGACGTGCCCGCGTCGGAGACGATGCTCCGCAGGTACTTCAGGATCGCGAGGGAACTGGCCGGCCTGGATCCCAAGGCGCGGCTCTACGACGTGGCGCGGCACACCTTCGCGAGTAGGCTGGCCTCGAAGAACGTGAGCCTCCAGGTGATCGCGAAGATGCTCGGTCACGCGTCGATTCAGATGAGCCAGCGGTACGCAAGGCCGGACGAGGAATCCCTCCGCAGGGCCATCGCGGCCGTCGGGCTTTCAACGAGTTCACCGAGGAGTTCACGGGCCCGGCTGAAGACAACTCCGGACGACTCCGGACGCGTCGGGACAGGTCGCAAGTGATTGAGACGGTGCTGTCCGGAGTCGTCAGCGATGGCCCGGGATTCTTCCTAAACCGCGTGCCGGGAGTTCGAGTCTCCCCGGGCCCACCA